GGGTGGATTCTTCCAAAGAAAGACGGGTGTCTAAGGAAGCATCGGAACTTGTTCGGGTGGATTCTTCCAAAGAAAGACGGGTGTCTAAAGAAGCATCGGAACTTGTGCGAGTGGATTCTTCCAAAGAAAGACGGGTGTCTAAAGAAGCATCGGAACTTGTGCGAGTGGATTCTTCTAAGGAAAGACGAGTGTCTAAAGAAGCATCGGAACTTGTACGAGTGGATTCTTCCAAGGAAAGTCTAGTGTCTAAGGAAGCATCGGAACTTGTTCGGGTGGATTCTTCTAAGGAAAGACGAGTGTCTAAGGAAGTATCAGCACTAGTTCTACTTGAAATTTCATTACTTAGAGAACTATAAGGAACAGCAGAGCTTGGAATATCACTTGCTTCTATACCTTTAAGAACTACATTACTTCCAGAATAACTTATTTGCCAAGCAGTGTCAACTGGTTTATATAAGAAATTAGCACTTCCAGCTCCTGTTGCACCAGATTCTCCACCAATAGAAATACCGTAAGCAGTACTAGTATTTAAACTCCCACTTGTCCATCCAATATTAAAAATATTATCTGAAATAAACGTTTCAGTTGTATTTACATATGTTGTTGTTCCTCTTACAGTTAAACCTTTTAGAATTTCAACATCCCCATTAGAACCAATAGTAATGGCATGTTCAGAATCATTATACTTAATACCCCCTGTAGCATATTCTATAATACTAGTACTAATTCCACCAGTAGTTTCTAAGAATTTTAATGTATTTGTTTGTAACTTAGCAGAATAAGTTGACATAATTTTTAATATATTATAATATATATATATATATTAAAAATTATGGACCCAAAATTTGCATATTTTTATAATGCATTAAATTGCAAAGTCATAAAATTGTGTCAAAAAATAGAACATCAAGAAAAATGTATTACTGTATTAAAAAGTAAAATAGAAGATTTAATGTATGTATTAAATGAAGACCAAACAAAATTTAATGAATTTCAAAAAGATGTATTAGAAATGGAATGTATACTAAATAATACATTTAGTGATGATTTAATTGACGAAAATAATACAACAGAGTGTTGTGATGAAAAAAATGTATAAAAATGTAAAAAAAAAAAGTATGTATAAATTTGTAAAAAATTATATAATATAGTGTATTAGGCACGTATATTAGTAAAAATGGTTAAGAAATACTTACAATCTTTACAATTAAAGAAGGAGAATCAAACTGAAGAAAATAAATATGATAATTGTGTAAGAATACATTTTGATTCATCGGATAATGTTTGTTTTAGTACAGAAAATGTATGTGATTTTGTATTCAAAACAAAAGAAGATTCTGAAGTTTCTATAAAAGATTTACAGAATAGAATAGTTGAATTGGAAAATTGTATTGGTGATTTACTATATATAAAAAATTGTGATAATATAAAAAATTTATGCAAAACAAATTATTACGAAGTTTCTGATAATGGAAAAATAACTATTAAAAATAGTAGTGATGGTGGATTTGTTGTTCAGTAAAAAACATGTTCTAATGTTTCTATACACTCGTATATTTCTTCTATACTTTCTGGTTTTTCTGTATAAGAAATCCCAATATCTTTTTTATATATAGAATGTATAAAATCAATACATTTTTGTATATTCTTTTTTGCTTTTGGAGCATCTATTAATATGTCAGGTAGTTCTATACAAGATTTTGAAAATATAGTACATATTGTAGTATATTTTACAGTATATTCTTTTATACAAAAATCTATAACTTGAATATGATTAGAAATATATTCATGATATTCCATAATATCCTTTATTATATAAACCAAAATTTCTTGTATTTGCGATTCTTGTAAAAATGGTTTTATAGAATCTATATTACCTTTTCTTGACAAAGATATAATTTGTATAAGGTCTTTTTTATCAATATTATTACTATAATCATTTCCAACATTTTTACCAACATTTTTACCAACATTTTTACCAACATCATTTCCAACATCATTTCCAACATCATTTCCAACATCATTTCCAACATCATTTCCAACATCATTTCCAACATTTTTACCAACATCATTTCCAACATCATTTCCAACATCTTTACTACTCACATTATCATACATTGTATTGTTTATTATAGTTTTTTTTCTCATATTTGTTGGAATATATTTAGATGAACAAGTATGTTTTGGTATATTTATAGTATTAGTAATAGGGATAGTATATTTGATTGACGAATTTTGTGAATGTGAAAGTATATCGTCAATCATAAACCTAATCCTTGGAGACCATTTGGGTAATTCTTTTGTAAATAATTGTATATATTCTTCTTTGTCTTCTTTGGAAAAAGATTCATGAACAATATCCCATAATAACTTACAAGATTCCATTTCTTCTTCATACATACAACCTTTCTGTGTTGCACTATCACTATGCAATAAAGATAGTAATATGTAGTGAATAATATCTTCAGATATATGTTTATATTTATATAGATATCCAATAATTTTTACTGTTCCAAATATTTTTTGTTTATATATAAATTGTTCTGAACTAATTTTTGTATTTTTTATTTTATCAATATACAATTGTCTTTTACAGAAATGGTCTTTACATAATACAATAAAAATATTTTTAAAATGAACATTTTCTTTTATATGATTTTTAAGAGAACTTGTATTTGTAAATGGCCCATATTGCTTTATACTTGAATATAGAGAATAATAGTATTCTTCGGAATTATAATTATCTAGTTTTGTATGAATTGTATAAGGAATATCCCAATCTTTTTTCCATATTTTTTCACATATAGTAATATACAAATCATAGAATCCTTTATCATACCATACTTTTTCTAAAATAGATTTCGCTACAATTTCTAAACAATCTTTCTCTTTCGCGTTTCTTATAGCATCTATTAATTTTGTAGAAATAACATCCATATTATTTTTTGTAATCTTATTTAATAGTTTTATGACACTACCCTGAACCCCATCTCTTTTAGGTATTATTGTTACTTTTGGTAAACTATATTCATTGCACGACCCATTATTACGATCATTATAATTTCTTTTATATGAACCGGTATGTGATGTTTTGTGAGAATTAGAATGAGAATTAGAATGAGAATTTCTCCAAGCATCCTTTTTATTCTTTTTTTCGTTGTTCCACTTACATCTAACAGGGAAACTATTATATTTAGTGGTCTTACTAAATAAAGGAGTTTTTCTGTCTTCAGATACTTTCTGGGAATAGTTCCCAACGAATGATTCCAAGAAAGAAAATGAAAATGTACCTTCCTGACCTTTTTCAGAAAGGTGTAAGAGAGAATCTATAGAATAAACATATGGTACCATGTCTATTCTTTTATATAACTATATACATAATCTTTTATATATTTTTCTTATAACAAAAATAGTTTATAATAGAATAGTTTTAACAAGTTCTAATGTAACTAAATAAGGATCGCAATCGGATGCAGGTCTCCTGTCTTCAAAATATCCACATTGTTCTTTCTCTGTTTTTGTTGGAATGCGAACAGAAGCCCCCCTATTTCCAACACCATATGAAAATGTATCCATAGATGACGTTTCCAGTTTTCCTATTAGGCGATTATTATTAGATCCATATACAGCAATATGTTCTTTATGTCTTTTTTCTAATTTTGTTATAGCATAACAAATTTCTTTATATCCATTCGGACTCCTCATAGATTCTGTGCTTATATTAGTATGACAACCTGCACCATTCCATTCTTTTAGTGGCTTTGGATCAAAAGAAACAATTAAAGAGTGCCTTTGACAAACTTGTTGTAAAATGTACCTTGAAACCCATAATTGATCGGAAACATCAATTCCTTCACATATTCCAATTTGATATTCCCATTGTCCTGGCATAACCTCAGAGTTTGTACCAGCAACCTGTATCCCTGCTTGTAAGCATAAAACATAATGTTCATCACTTATATTTTGCCCTATCGCGTTTTCAGTTCCAACCGAACAATAATAAGAACCTTGTTTTGTGGGCACTGCATCTTTCCATCCAAATAACGTATTATCTTTCGTATATAATGTATATTCTTGTTCTATACCAAACCAGACTTTCTCTTTCTCCACAAGTTTCATTATTTTATTACAAAGATATCTTGTATTGGATGGTATTGGATTTTTTGTACTTGGAGAAAGACATTCGCATAGTACTAAAAAGGCATTCTTTTTATAAAATGGATCTTTATAATATTGAACAGGAAACAAGAGTATTTCCGAATTATCAGAATGTTTTAGCATTTGACATGTGCTACTTCCATCAAAGTTCCATTCTGGGAAATCTTGTATAGATTGTATATTTGCAGAAAGTACAGTTTTCTTTTTTGTCCGTAACTCATTATTACCACCTATCCAAATATAGGTTGCAATAATAACATTATCAGGAATATCATTATTAGGAATAATATAACTCATTTTATATGATTTATATGGAATTTTTATTTATATATAAAATAAAATTGATTATTTAAAGAATTATACATATACTATATAATATACTTTTTTTATAAATGAGTAATTCTGAAGAAAAAAATAATCCAATCAATAATGTTTTTTGTATAGATTGTGGATCGTACTTGAGAAAAATTAATGAAAAAGAAAAGAAACTATACTTAGAATGTTCTGAATGTGGACTAGAAACAGAAGTAGATCATTTTACAATACCCCATATCCTAAAAAAAATGTCATCTGTACCTCTTATACATGAGAATAGAAAGCAAAATGATTATGTATATGAGAATAGGTTCAAAAGGACTAAACAATTAGAATGTAAAAGTAAGAAATGTAAGGTTAAAAATCCAGAAATAATACTAATTACTTCTAGTAATAAAACAGCAATTGAGTATTTATGTTCAAATTGTAAAACGATATGGTAATTTGTTTTATATATATAAAAAAAATGAATAATATATTTTACAATTACCAATATTATAGTACAATAACAATATTACACAAAAAAGATGTCAGAAAATAAAGATACTGAAAAACTATCTGAAAAAATAACTGAAAAACTAAGTGAAAATATGGTATTCAAGTCTGATAATATACATATACATAAGCCAAGTATATTAAAAAAGAGAACCATTTTTGAAGAAACCAGGATACAAAGTACAATGGAAACGTTATACAAAAATGGTATGAGTATTAACACAAAAAAACCACCTTTTATTATTAAGAGAACATATCCCTCTGGTGAAACAATTTATATAAAGGAGGAAGACTTGTTATAAAAAAAATTGATTAATGAAATTATTTATTACATATACATAGTAAAAAATACAAAAAGATTATTATTTCATATTTAGTCTTTTCTATTTAATTATAATAACAAGCATGGAAAACACTCAAAAAATAGAAATTCCTATTGAAATAACAGAAATTCCTACAGAAATTATTAAAAAACCTAAGAAGTCTAAAAAAGATAAGAAAGATAAGAAAGATAAGAAAGATAAGAAAGATAAGAAAGATAAGAAAGATAAGAAAGATAAGAAAGATAAGAAAGATAAGAAAGATAANAAAGAAGATGTTTCTACTGTTAATGAGGATACCAGTATCCCTGAAACACAAGATGTAAATACAGCTTCAAATACTACTACTTCTACTACTGCTACTACTGCTAATGTAGAAGATAAAAAAGAAGATATTTCCAATGTTAATGAGGATACCAGTATCCCTGAAACACAAGATGTAAATACAGCTTCAAATACTACTACTGCTACTACTGCTACTACTGCTACTACTGCTACTACTGCTACTACTGCTACTGCTACTACTAATAATGTAGAAGATGAAGAAAGTAAAGAAAGTGTTGATAAATATCAAGATATACATTCTATGTCTCAAAAAGACATACTCAAGAGTCTTGTTGTAAACCATAAAAACCGTTTGAAGAAAATGGAAAAAGAACTTTTTTCCAAATATAAAAAAAAAGGTGAAAAGAAGAGTGAAACATTGATCAATATTCTTACTTTATCTGAACCTGATATAGATGAATATAAAATATTGTTAAGGGACAGTGAATTATTTAAAAGTATGAAGGCTACTAAAAATAAACCTGTACGTGTAAATTCCAATAAGGGTGTATTGCGAAGATCTGGAATTACAGCATTATACCCTATTCCACTTGCTCTTAAGAATTCAGAGATATTTCCGTACATTGAAGAAATATCTCTGAACGAAAAAAATAAAAATAAGAAATGTAATATTATTGAAAACGATATGATATGTTCTACACACTTGTTTAGTGCTGTTACAAAGTTTTTCGGAAAAAGAACATTTAGTATAGATGATGATGTAATTCAAAAGGTTTTCTCTTCTTTTATAAAAGAAACTCCAAAAGAGATTACAACTATTAGAAAATTGACATCTTCTTACTTGAGTTGGGCAAATAAATAATATATTATATATGTAATATGTAATATATTATTTATTATATTGTGTACCATACTCTTATATTATAGTTATAACTCATTTTTTTCTAAATAATAATGTCCTAGCGACTTTTTTAGACTTTTCTTTTTTATTTAAAACCTCTGGTTTATATACATAGTTATCAGTGTGTTGCTCAGGAAGAAGAGCGTGGATACAACTAATTCTTTCATTAATTGTATCGTATGTAACTTGCTTTTTTATTTTTAGTTTACCCTTTTTTGCTAAGTCTATAAGTATTGTTTTTGTGTGATGGTCAATCTTTTTAATTGTATTTTCATTATTAAACTCTAGTTCAAAGTACTTTTCAATATGAGCAACTCTTTGTTCATTTGTTAAAAATCTCCATTCTGTTTTTTGAGATTTTTCTTTGTTGAACACGTTTGAAGATAAAACATTTATTGTTTCTTTTTCTTTTTTTTCATCTGTAGACATCGAGTATATATATATACATATATATAATGTATATTTCTTATACCATTATTATTACTATATGAAACTTATATGAAACTTATATGAAACTTAGTTTTTTTCTGGGTCGGAGCTCTTTCTACACACAGGACATTTATGGTTACATTCTACCAACCATTTCTTAATACATTGTGTATGAAAAAAGTGTTTACATGTTTTTATAGTTGATATTTCATCTTCTTTTTCGTATTCACATAAACATATAGTACATGTATCTTTTTCATCTATTATAATTGATGATGGTCTATCTTTGCATATATATGTATGTAGGAAAGTATGTAACATGTCCTCTTGAATTGTTACTTTTACAGGTTCCATAAATTCTTCCAAACTATCTTCTTGTACATGTGCCATTAATTGAACAAGATTTTGAAATACATTATTAGTAGAAAATCTAGGTCGAGATACTCCACTAGGTGAAAAGGATGACACTACATTTGATATTATATTATAATATGGGTTATTATCGGAATGGTTATACTTTTGTTCCATAGTATTGTACGATTCATACCCATACAAAATCGAAACCTCTGGAGAAACTTGTAAATACGGCTCTGGATTTGGTTGCGAATGTAATTGTGAATGTGATTGTGAATGTAAAGATGATTGCGAATGTGATTGTGAAGGTGAAACTTCATATGGTGTAAATGTTTGGTATATAGTATCAAATAAGGAATTTCTTGTTTCAATCATTCTATCTTGATACATTTGGTTGGATATTTGTATATGCCTGTCATAACTATATGATTCTAAAAAAAGAAATCTATTTATGATATCACTTATTTGTCTACTATTTTCTGAAATAATAATACAAATATACATTTGTACTGTATCTACATCTTCAGGAATTTTACATTCTATACATGTTTCAGATATACTTGACATAAAGTCAATTGAGTTCCTATTTTCATTTGGATACCTAGATGAATGTATTGGGTTATCTGAATTATGTATTGTATATGTGTAATATATCTCAATGTCAAGAATATTTTTATAGGGGACCTGTAATGTATTATGAATATATTTTTGTATATCTAATAATTTTGTAGAAGCTACAAATTCTTTTTTCTGATACAATGTAACTATATCACCTTCGTCTAAAAATGACATATATTGGTTATCTTGTAATGAGACATCTTTATTATATACACTTGGTGTATCAAATATTGTTTTATTGCTAGAGAATAAAACAATATTTGCATTAATTACCTTGTCGCATAACATTATATATATAGTATATAATAATATTGTTATATATTATTATATAGTATTATATAGTATTATATAGTATTATATAGTATTATATATTATTATATAGTATTATATAGTATTGTATAGTATTATATGGTATTGTGTAAAAATGTATATGTAAAATAGTATTGTAATTATTAGATATCTAATAACAACAATATTATACTGGGACAACAAAAGGACTCACTTCACCGGTAGTAGAGTCTCTCTTCAAAAAATGAATTTTCATGTATCTCTGAAGATTGAAGTAAGTGAGCTCATCAGTATTCTTCAAATACAAAAGTGTTGTTAGTTTATCATCAGGGATAATCTGCTTTTTGTTTTCTGGATTTTGAAGGTTATGTTCTTTAACATACTTATTAACACGACGAGTTACATCGGTTCTAGGAAGCTCTGTACCAACAGGGACTTCAAGGAATGAGCACATTACATCAGAAAGTGGAGCTGGTTTTGTAAATCCACCTGGCGACTTATTGCCTCTATTCTTTTTTTTTCTTTGACTTTTATTTGCCTTTTTCAAGACCTTGTCGGTTTCCTTTCTTTCTCTTGAAACTTGTTTTGACAATTCTTTGAGGGAAGAGAGAAGTTTCTTATCAGAATTCACTCTTTCTTGAATTGAAGAGATCACATTCTGTAGAAGAGAGTCGGTTGTATTGTATACAGAAACAGGAGCAACAATATCATTAGAAGTATCTTCTGGTTCAGTAACACTATCAGCAGATTCTTCCACTTTTTGTTCTACAACAGGAGTATCAACAATTTGTTGTTCTACAACAGGAGTATCAACAACATTTTGTTCTACAACAGGAGTCTCAACAACTTTGTCTTTATTCTTTTTCTTTTTATCCTTTTTAGATTTTTTATCTTTTTTAGATTTTTTTTCTTTAACAGGAGCCACAGGAGACCCTTCAGGTTGTCTGGTAACAGTTTCTTCTTTCTTAGTTCTAGGCATTATATCAATTCGCAAGCAATTTTATATGGGAAATAAACGCAGGTTTTATATACTATAATTCGTATTCCCTTTAAGTATTTACTAATTTTTAATATACATTAATATAGTATACATATATGGATATTACATATAAAGTAGGATTAGTATATTTAGTATATATTGTATATTTTATTACAAATATAGGATATGATAAGTTTTTTAAAAAAGAAATACCAACAGTATCCACCAAAGTAGATATAAGTAATAAAACAACAAATATTTTTTTACAAAACAGTATTGATACAAGTTTTAAGATTATAGATTTTGTAAAGGAATCTTTTTTGTGTATAATAGTTCTTATAGCTCTATATTACTTATTACAATATTTACAAACAAACGATAAATTTAAAGATATAAGTTTGACAAGAACTATATTATATGGACTACTATCTTTAGGAATTATTATATTTCAGATGAACATAACATATCCTTATGATTCTGAAACAATAAAATTTTTATTATATATACCAGCATTTATTCTAATAAGTTATATTTTATCAAAATACACAAAAAAAGATAAACATAATTCAAGGATTATTTTTGGATATATCTTACTATTTTTTTATATAAGTATTTATGTTCTTACAAATGTTATCAATTTAGAAAAAAATAATTTTATAATACAAGTATTCTTAGTAATATATTGTATGATCACATTTTCTATTATTATGGAAAGATTTACAATTAAAGAGTCTTATTCTAGTTTAAAATATATTATTGGTTCTATTATCGTGTTTTTTTTTATGGTTACACAATTTATCATGAAACGTGTTTTTTCATGTGAAAATAGTAAAAAGAATAATAAAAAAGATAATACACCAAGGTATATGTATACTCTTTTTTTTACCATGTTTGGTCTTTCTATGCTTGTTCAATCTACCATATTTTGTGCATTACGGGCAAAACCTGAAACGTTGCAACATAATAGAATTTTGTATTGGATTATAGAATATCGTGAAAAAGCACTATATATTCTTTTTATATTAATTGGTATATTTTCCAGTGGTCTAGCTGCTATCCAATGTAAAGGAGGGTTATTAAAAAATCCAAAATGGGTAAATACGTATTTACAATTTTTACGATATTCGACATGGTTTCATTTACTTTTGGGACATTTTAAAAGCTCTAGTATATTTTTATTATTACTATATTCTACATTACCTAGTTGTGTCAAGAAAGAATGTGGAAAAGATAAAGATGGAAATGAAGAAAAAACAAAGGATTGTGATACAAAAGAAAATAAGTATGTGTACAAAAAAACAAATATTCTGCTACTGATTCACGTGGTTATAGGATTTGTATATCTTATGAAATATATAATCTATAAGGTTAAAAAATAATACCGATTATATATAATAAACAACAGTACCGATTATACATAATAAAAATAAATATAGATTAGTATTATAATGAGTAGTGGAGCTATTTTACAACTAGAAGCTTACGGTGAACAAGATAAATACATAACTGGTAATCCACAAATAACTCATTTTAAATCTGTTATTAAAAGACATACACATTTTGCGATAGAAAGTATTGAAAATAATTTTGATGGAAACTATTGTCCTGGAGAAAGGGTTCGTTGTAAGTTACAAAGGTCTGGTGATCTAATACATCAAATATATCTTAAGATACAGCTTCCAAAGTTACAAGAAGAACAAGGTAAAGATGATGTGTATATAAGTTGGGTGAATGCTATTGGATACCATATAATCCATTTTATTGAAATACGTATAGGAGATAGGGTTATTGATAGACAATATGGTGAATGGATGAATATATGGTCGGAACTAACAACGACTGAGTCAAAAAAAGAACACTTGTATTCTATGATTGGAAAATTTGATAATTTTGATGAAACAAAACAAAATGGACCTTTGAATTTATATATACCATTATCTTTTTGGTTTTGCAAAGATATTGGTTCTTCTTTACCGATTGTTGCTTTGCAAAATCAAGATGTAACTATTGATATTGTATTTAAAGATATAGAGTCTCTATGGGTTTCTAATAATAAAGAAAAAGCAGAACAAATTATTGTCCAACAGAGTTTAGGGTTACAGGATTATGAAATAGACATATGTAAAAGAAAACCAAAAATAGAATTTGATTCTATTTGTTTATTAGTAGATTATATTTTTCTAGATACAAATGAGAGAACCTTCTTTGCAAAAAATACACATTACTATCTTATAGAACAGATTCAAGAAACAAGTTATTCTATTGATACAACTACTAACTTTAATACTTTTGAATTATCTTTTAATCATCCTGTAAAAGAACTTGTATGGGTAATTCGAGGAAAACAAGTAGGGTATTGCAATCAATGGGATAATTATTCTGATACTGTATTACCAAATATAGATGGTTTTGTTCCTGAACCAGAAATAGATAATTGTGACAAGTGTGCTACACCATTAGAAATAACAATACAATCTATTCTCTCTAATATACCAAGCTCTCCCATAAAAAATGCTATTATTCGTTTTGAAGGTGTAGAAAGATTTGAGAGAAGAGATGAAAAATATTTTCGTGTTGTCCAACCTTGGAAATATCATTCTGCTTCTTCTAAAAAATATATATACGTATATTCCTTTTGTGATGAACCGGAAAAATTACAACCTACAGGAACAGCAAACTTTTCTAGATTAGATAGAGCAACTCTTCAAATTGAAACAAAATCAAATGTACAAGAATCTTTTATTTATATTTATGCTATAAACTATAATGTCCTTGAATGTAAAAATGGTCTTGGTCATTTACTATTTATTAATTGAATAACTTTATACACATTCTACTTGTTGGCTAAATAATTATATACTTTCTCATATACAAAAAAATTCATAGCATTTACAAGAAATGCTCTAGTAATACATACAGAAAAACCTTTGTATAATGAACCCATATTATATGCTTTCATAAAAGGTATATTTTTACCTATTTGTCTATTTTTTATAGTATCCAGAGGATATACAAACCCCCAATTAGAAACACCGGCAATTCCTCCAGATAATAGGATACTGTATTCCTTTTCTCGTAATGTATGGTATATGCCAAAATGAATTGATAATGCTATCATCTCATTTCCAATAGATACATATTTCCCATAATTCTTGTATATATCTATAAATTGAAGAGGTCTTTGTAATTGTTTGCCTATTTTATATAAATCAAATATATATAAAATAGAACCCTGGTACATTCCAGATATAGCACCAGAAATCCAATAATTATTTGTATAAGAAAATGTTGTATTTTTTATAGCAAACACAGAACTATTGCATAAAATTGAAGAAATACATGGATATCCCCATCCCCTGTATAGTGATTGTATGGTATATGTTGGTTTCATAGTATTTTGTAGAAGAACTTTTGTTGTATCAAATGGATGACCGAAGATTACCTGTGATATACCAACACATGACCCTGCTATAAAATCCATAATAGTATACAATTATAAAATACATTAAAACATAATTTGGATCACATTTTCTATAGTATCTATCGGGCTCATACTTCTATTTCTAGAAACTCTACAATCGCATAAATTATTTTGATGAATTATATTATGAGATTCTGTGTTAATATTACCAAGTATAAGTAATATTTTTATACATATATAACTTTTGTCATTATAGTCTACATTATATGTTATAGACTGTAACAAATTATCTAAAATCATACTTTTTAATAATGTTGCATTACAGCATCTTGATAATCTTTGAATATTCTCTTCTTCAAAAACAATCCCATTTGGAAATATTTTACGCTTATAGTCTTCACTTACATATAACCACGACCTGTATATTTTAACAACACATAATCGCAATTCACGAATCGAATATTGTAAAAATACATTCCTCGGAAAAAAGTATCCAAATTCTTTGAAACTTTCAAATACTTTATTAGCTTTTATATGCACTATAAATCGTTCATAGGAATATGTTGTGTTTTCTAAAATAATATTGTTCTGTTTTTTTTCTTCTTCATTAAATAGATATTGTGTAATGTCATCATATTTGTCTTTTACAGTATCCATTTTATGCTCAATATCAAATAAAAAAGCAGATGGAAACACTTTTCTATTTAAGGGATTTTCTCCACTATGACTTGAAGATGAACCTAGTATCTGTATAGCAGATGTTATATTGAACCACCAACAAGAATTATTATTATTTTCACATATAACCCATCTTTCTGTATCTACTTCCATAAAGGATTCCTGTGATATAGGGTCGTCCATATTAATACATTTATAATTTTGTAGACACCGATATTGTTTTATAAATCTTGGAATATTCTTAAAAAATCTATAATGTATATAATATTTTTCTATAATAGAAACTGCCTTTTTTCGTTTTTTCATAACTTCTTTAAATTTCCCCCTACAAAATCTTTGTATAACTTTTACTGTATAAGTACAATTTCCTAGGTAATACAATAGTTGTAAGTACCAATAAGATCGTTCCGGTTTTATATATATATTCACACCAATCCTGTATAATTCGGATAAAGTATGTTTGTACTTCTCGTTACGATTATCTTTTGTATCTATTGGCTTATATTGAGTATGTAAGGAATCAAGTGGTACATACTGTAATATATCCCAAAATAGTATCTTTTTTCTATACAACACACATCCATCTAGTAATGAAGATTTTTCTTTATTTTCCCAAATAGAACCATTTTGTAAGTATATATAATTTCTTTTCTTATGAATTCCACAAATATCTGTATTATTTTTTACTTTTTTATTACATACCTCCATACTAGTATTATTTTTTAAACTTATACAAGTTTTTAGTTTTTTTTCTTTTGACATTTATACTGTTGGATATGTCCTCCTATATACCCTATATATACAAATATATATTATTTTTTGAGTATTTATGTTATTTGTAAATATATAAAGATATGAACATATATACTATACAAAAAAATTGATTAATTCAAAAAACTTACTATTTACCTACATTCAATTGTAAACAAGAAAACAGCAATACCAAACTCAAAAATGTTCCAAGTCAAAGTTACCGAAAAGAATGATAGATTTCGTCTATCTCCTTCTAAGATTGAAAATAAAATTATGTTTTTTAAAGTATGTGGTTTTTCAGATTATAATGGAGATTTAAAAGTTAAAGTAGAACCTTATATAAAAGATGAAAATTCACAACAATTTCTAGAAATGTTTGATAATGTAAAAAAGCAATGTGAAACTATTTTGGATAATAAAAATGTAGAATATACAATTTATCATCCTGTTAATAATAATACTTTTAAAATAAAAATTCCAAATAATATTACTTTACAAACAATTGGACCGAAAGGTAAAATACTTGATAAAAATCCTATTGGATCGTATTTTGGAAATGGAAGTGTTATTTCATTTAATGCAAATATTAATTCTTATCTTATAAATGATAAACTATATCCTCTGTGTCTGAAAGCCACAGATATATATTTTGTAAAAGTTGTTCCTAATACAACCACATCTAACAGGTCTTCTAGAAAAGAAGAAATGAAAAAATATGATAATGAAAACTATTATATGAGTATTCCAGACAAGTATACTTTGTCATCGTCTATTACAACGAATAACGATTTCCCTATTATTCCTCTAGAATCATTTGAATCAGAAAAATTAACTTTTTCTAAAGTAATAGAACAAGATGGTAGAAAGAAAATGTACATAAATTATGAAGGTAAAAGAGAACAAGTTAAATTTTCTATTAAAAATATTACTACTCGAAGGTCTATAGAAGCAGACAAAGAGTATAATTCTAGAAAACTTATTTTTCCAATTATTGAAAAAAAAGACCTTATTAAATATGAAAAAATTAATAATGTTTTTGTGAAACACCTTTCAACACATTCAGAAGATATTTGGGGAAAAAAATATAATGAAAATTCTATTCGTGATTTGGTAAAACATATTTGTTATGCTGATTCTGATGAAGAGCATAGAAATCCTAGATTGAATATAAAAGTTCGAAAAGATGAAAATGATATTACGAATACTCGTTTGTTTTTACTACATAATGAAACCAAAGAAATAGAAAAAGTAGATGTTCAAGATTGTAGCTCTTTGGAACCTTATATTAAAGCAGGAACACAAATTGATGAAATGGTTGTAAATATGAGTGTTTCTATTGTAAATACAAACGTATACTTTACTTTTTCTTTGGATCAAATTCTTATTGACCCTAGTAAACCACTTTTGCAATACACTACACTTAGAGGATTTCCTTATTCAGGATTTGGTCATTTGAGTCTTCCAAAATGTAATAAACAATGTATTCCTTTTTCAAAGGTAAAAGATATTCATTTTGGAGAATATAAAGATAATAGATTCAATATTACTTTTGGTGATAATGAAACACCATTTGTTATTTTGGAACCAATGAAAATTCAATATAAAGTAGAAATAGAAAATGATCCAGAAAATCAAAAATATCCATTTACACTAAAATTTTTTCCACCTGAAAATATGTCTTTTTTTGACAAGGTTGATTCAGAAAATTTTACATATTGTAAAACTAATATGAAAAAGTTGCTTGGAAAGAAAATTTCAGATGATGTTTTTAAAGATAAAATGTTTAATAATGGAACAATTAAAACATCAAAAAAAGATGATTCTAAGTATATTTCTGCTAAATTTCGTGTATATGAAGGATTTATGAATATAGAAGGATATCAATGTGTTCCAGCTTTTTCTGGAGATAAACATCAAATTAAAAAAATAGAATTTTCTTCTATTGAAGAACTACCTACTATTTTCCATAGAAATGCTTATATTCAACCTGTAGTTTCCTTTAAAGGTTCTAATGTAAATAATATTCCTAGAATTTCTATTATTATTCATTCTGTATTGTATTATGGAACAGAATTGCCTAGTGGAAATGTTGTAGATATTCCTTTTGACTTTTCAGAAATGTCTAAAGATATTAAAGATGTTCAAGATATTGAAGATGTTCAAGAAGAATCTAAACAAGAAACTATAGAAAAAGTTCCAGAACCCACTAATACAGATGATATTTCTGAATCTGATGACGATTCTGAAGAGGAAGAAGAATCGGATGATGAATAAATATAATACATACCTATAATACATACTTATGTATGTAAAAAAAAAATTATATTAATATAGAATACTTATATATATAATAAAAAATAAAAATAGTACAAATGAATAAAAGAATACAAAATAAAGAATTATCAAATTTATATAAAAAATTATTACTTTCTCATATTTCTATAAAAGAAATATCAGAAGATAATACAAAAATTACATTACAAATTATTAAATGTTCTAAAAATAATTTATACCATTTACCAAAATATAAAAAAGCAGAACATACTATGCAGTGTATGTATTGTTTCTATTCTATAGAACCAAAACAATTCTATAGAAAATTACCTCTATGTAATCATGTTTTTCATAAAAAATGTGTAGATTCTGTATTACAAAAGAATATGAAATGTCCTTTTTGTAATACAAATCATTCTATAGAATCTATGAATATTACATAGAAATAATTATATAGAAATGATTAATTTTTATGTAGTATCTATATACTAATATAGATGTTTCATAAAACAGTATATTTGCTACTTTTTCTTGTTGGGATAATTATAGTATCTACGTTCTCTATACAAGAACCATTTACTGATAAGAAACAATCTATGCAACAAGTTTTTGATACTATAAAAGACACACAAACAATATTACAAGGATTTTGTAAAGAAGAACAACATAATTATGAATCATTAGAAGAAGAAGAAAGGAGAATTTTATTACATTATATTCGTCTATCTTTACATAAAATAAATAAAGAATCCGCAACAAAATCTAGGAAACATATACCCTATCATTTTTCTTTTATAGAAATTATTAAAGCATCTAGTGCTACTGATACATTTGGAAATGCTCGATGGAAAGTAGATATTATGGTAGAAGAAAGAACATATCATACAAGTGTTAGACTAGAAATTGATTTTATTATTTTTATTACAACACAAAATCAATCTGTATCTTATAAAAATATCCCACTTCCTCTATATCTAGGTGGTTTTCCATCTACAAATCAAATGATTCCTTTACCAGAAGAAGTTATTTCTTCTGGAATACAAGGTATTGTATTGTCTCATACATACAAGAATCCAGATTATCCAACTATTAAAGAACTTGTTATTCATGATATACAAATTATACATAATGACCATGTTCTTGGATATGACAAAATAACAAATTGTCCATCTACATATAAAAGTGATATGGAATATGCTCCTTATACAAGAAAATCTTTCACAAGAAAAGATGTATCTTTTTTTGAAAAAGAATATGCAGACTCGATTGAAGAAAAAAATCAAGGTATAGATACAGATATTGTATTACAAGATACATGGACACCTTGTAATATACAAGAAACAAATTCTCATACACAAAGTAATACAGAAACTTTTGATAATTCTACTATACCAATATTTCCAGAAGGATGGATACAACCTTCTGTATTACGTAATAAATGGCATAGATTATGGTCAGAACCTAGAGATAGAGTAGAATATCCATCTAACGAAAAGCCAAAAGAATGGGATACTACAGGAGTTCGTAAATGTATAAATGTAGATAATACTCTTGAAAGTAGATGGTCAACAATACAAACACCAAGAACACCTTTATATTGGCCAACTGTAACAGGTATTCCAAGAAATGAAAGTGTATATGATAACTTATTTACTTCTTTTGGTAATGTTGTACCAAATATGCCACACTAAAATACATAGTATATAATATAAAAAAAAGAATTCCGTATTACAAACGCAGTATTCATGTGTATTTTTTTATATACATATATAGTAAAGAATGGGAAGTTATATTGCTACAGAGACTTGTGTAATTCCTGGAATTACAGCATGTTTTAAATTACTATGTCTTATCCATACAAAAAGAAAACAAAAAAAACAAAAAAAAAAAGATACAAAAGATTTATATACACATATAGATAACTCTATTAAAAAATCAATACACATACATAATAACATACCAAGTGAGAAAAAATTTCTTCTTACAAGAAGAAGGTCTTCTAAAATATTACTCCCACCTATTATACGAGAAGATACATAGGATAAGGGGGATAGTGGAGGAAAGAATATACATAAATAGTATATAATATATAGATATATAGGAAGTGTATATGTATATATTATATATATAAAAGTAATAAGTTGTATTAAAAAAAAATTTACTAAATACTATAATGTGTATTACGAATCCGATACATAACACAAACTGTGGATCAATGTGCAAATCAAAGTATAACTCAATATGTTCAAGTAAAATAACAAATTATTGTTGTAAAACATTATCTGTTATATTTTTTATACTATTTCTTGTATTTTTATTTGGAAACTTTTATTATGGTGAAACACAAGATTTTATTATATTATGTGTTCTTATTTTTGGAAGTATTATTTGTATGTGTGTTTCAGTATATATAAAAGATAGAGATACGTATAATGAAACAAATGATAATTATCAATCTATAGTATAAAAAATAATACTATTATACTATATAATGTTTGATTTTATATATACTTTATTTGGATATCAAGAAGAAGAAAATAAGACAAAAGAACATACAAATATTACCATTACACCAAGTTTATTACAAAAAGTTGTTCTAAAACCAGTAAATATACAACCAGCATTTGCTAGAAATATGCCAAAAAATTCCTATTCTTTAATTCAACTTAGTAAAGAACAATTACAGGATATTATACAAAATACACTAAAACCAATACCTACAATAAAAAAAAAACAATATATTCATAGACATCCTGTATTACGGGAACTATTGGAAAAAACACAAATAGTTGTATAAAAATTATACTATTGTATTTTTTTTTGTATTTTTTTTTGTATTTTTTTTGTATTTTGTATATTTTTTACATAATCTACAAATAATCTACAAATATTGTAAAATAATATTTCCTATATCTTTCCAACTTTTTGAATTATACGGAGCACAACCTGCCTTTTGTATTGGGTTTTGTATTGGGTTTTGTATTGGGTTTTGTATTGGGATACTTGCAAAAATAGGAGAATGGTCCGAACCAATGTTTTGAGTAGAAATTATCATTTTTTTCTTATGTACAGGATGTACATCAAAAGATTGTTTTGTTTCTTCGGTATAATAACTATCTAATATATTATCAATCATACCAACATCTTTTTCTGCTTTTCTAACATAAGGGTTACAACAAGATGTTTTCTTTTTTCGTTCTTTTCTTTCTATTGTATTTTGTATAATAAATTCTTTATTATGTTTATTTTTCAATTGGATACTATCTGGACTACTATTATAATCTCCTGCTATAATAATTCTATCACAATCTATTTTTCCTATTTCTTTTTGTAAATCTTCTATATATCCTTTATACACTGTTTTATGATACCCATGTTTTTGATGTCCCATATGTACATTTATAAGAATAATGCGTTGGTCATGAATAGTTAGTTCATGTATCATATATCCTCTATCATCTACATCACGAAATTTTCCTTTTGAAACGAATGTTGATTCAATACTATTATGAATACAAGTAATCAATTTATCAGTTCCTTGATAATGTGAATGTATGGTATAATTAGAAAAATCGATATTATAACTTTGTAATGTTTTTCTATGTAATTCTTGAAATGTAAAAATATGAACTTTATCTACATAATATTGTATAGTTTCTTTTTGTATCGCCCTACTTACACTATCATTTTGCTTGTAATCAATATTCCAAGTATATAAAAACAATTGTTTGGATACATGTAAACCACCTGTTTGGTAATTTCCATCATGAATAACAGTTTCTTTTTCTAGATAATGAACAAAGTCTTGAATAACGTCTTCGGGTCGTTTTTGTATTTCCATTGCTACACGCGTATAATCATTATTATTTCCCATTGTAAGTGTATGGATTAAATAGGAAGAAGCAGACGCTACATCTAATGTCATCTGCCTTTTCTTGTATTCATATTCCATTAACAACTTTCGTAAAGATTGTAATTGAACTTTATACACTTGTAAATTATATACATATTTTGCAGCATCTCCATATTTATTTACTAATTCTTGTTTATCAATTTGATATTTTTTCATAAATAAATCTTCTTTTCTTTTTTCTATTTTCTGTAAAATTTCATTTCTTTTTTTTCGTTGTTCTTCTTCTCTTTCTAATCTTTTTTTCACTTCTGGGTCTTCTATATCAAAATCTGTTCGTAGGATTCCTTTTAATATATTTAATAGAGATGTTTCTTGTTTCTTATCTGTAATAAGTCCTCCACCTGTTTGTAAAGGTTTGGATAAAATAGTTTCACTATCAATAAGATAATCATGTAATTCTTGTTGGGATTTTAGCTTACCAAGTGTCATGGACAAATCTTCTGGTTCATTATCTTTATTCAATAAACCTTCTGCGCGTTTTTCTCCTATATATGGAACAACTTGTATTTTTTGATTTTTAAATATATATAATGCTGTTTGTATAGCTCTTTGTAATTGTGATGTAAGAATATAATCTAATTTTATATTTTTAAAAATATTTATTGTATGAAGTCTTTGTGCTTGCATAATACCGATTGTAGATAATGGTGAATTTTTCTCTATATTACTTTTATCTTTTGCTATGATTCTTCGTATAAGTAATGAATCTGAGGACTTTTTCTCACTTACATATTTTAGTAAATTTGCACAACTTAATCCATGACGAATCCAATATATAGTACATACTCCTTCCCCATATTTAAAACTATTTCCAATATTTTTTTTATCAATTAGCATACCATTACTATAATCATATAATGTGCTTTTTGTCCTAGAACTTCCACTATTATGAATTTCAATAGCCATACCTCTTCGTGAAGCTATTTCTATAATTTTTCGACCATATATATTGGATACATTATAAGAAAAATCTGTATATGGCTTACTCTCTGTATGCTCTCTTCGTTTTGCGGATATATAGGTAGAAACACATTTATAATCATCTTCATAATTACAGTCTCCTGCTGTATGATGTTGCCATAAATACAAACCTATCCAATTAGGATCATTGGTATATTTAATATATTTTTTAAGAGCTCCTCTTACAACATCTTCTTCTAGTTTTGCTATTGCTTTGGGTTCATTATGCCTAAGAAACTTTTGTAGTTCTGATAGAAGAGCAGATTTACTAAATCCAAATGTATCTGCCAAATATACAGATAAATAACCTTTATTTTGTGGAGATTCTAAGATCTTTTTTGTTATTTCTTTAGGAGAATTTGCTTCTTCTAATAAACCTTTCAATCCATCTATTCCCTTAATACGATTATATGTTATATTTTCAAAATCTCCATCTTTACCAATAAATATAAACTGACATTTCATATATACATAATCTTCTATATCTTCATATTGTTCTTTTTTAGAAGGAACTAATTTTCCAAGAACATTCCATATAGCGTGAAATATTATTTCGTTTATTTTTTCCTGAAAATTTGATGGTGCTGCTGGCGGTGGTGGTATTATAGAAAAGTTCATATTCTTATTATCTGAACATACATTAATTAATTGTTGTATAGATTCTTTATTTTTTATTTCTGTATAAAATTTTTCTATTACTGAATCAGTAATAGTGTATGTTCTAATACCATCACATACGTATAAATCATTCTTATTATCTATATATGACCCTGGATACGATTCTTTTATTGTTTCTTTGATATGGTTTAATATTGTATCGTCTAATATTGTATCGTCTATATCTTTTTTCATATCCGATACACTACCGTTAAATGTAATTTTTACATTTAAATTACACATTTTTACAATAAATTGATATAATTCAGATGTCTCTCTTCCAATACCACCATCAACCGAAATAAATCTTGTTGGGAAATATGGATTTTTTTTACATAATTCTTGTAAAATATTTCTTGTATTGTATGTTTTTCCAGAAGCACTTGGACCTGCCCCTACTACTAATCTAGGACTTATTCTTGGTGTTTTAGATGTATTAGATGTATTATTTGTATAATATATAAAATTTGGGTCTAAAAGTGTATTATGTATAGGAAAAGAATTCTTTTCTGCTATTTTTTTAATATTTTTAATTTGTTCTTTTATTTTATCGTATGAGTCAGGTTGTGGGAGGTTTGAAATTTCTAAATTTATATCTTTTTTTGTTTCACTAAGAAATGTTACTATTCTATTAATTGTTGGACTATTTGGAGGGGTTGGAGGATTTGGGATACCAGGTACTATGACATTTGTTATTATATGATGAAAGGATTCATTTATAAATGTAAAAGCATTTTGTAATACAATTATTGCTTGTGCTGCTGCTTGTGCTGCTCTTGCTTCTGCTGTTGCTGCTGCTGGTGCTGTTTCTACATCTGCTGCTGCTCTTGCTGCTGCTCTTGCTGCTGTTGCTGCTGTTGCTGCTGTTGCTGCTGCTACTCCTGCTACTCCTGCTACTCCTGCTGCTGCTGCTGCTGCTGCTGCTGCTGCTCTTGCTGCTCTTGCTGCTCTTGCTGCTCTTGCTGCTGCTGCTCTTGCTGCTCTTGCTGCTCTTGCTGCTCTTGCTGCTCTTGCTGCTCTTGCTGCTCTTGCTGCTCTTGCTGCTGCTGGTCTGGCTGCTGCTACTCCTGCTACTCCTGCTGCTGCTGGTCTGGCTGCTGCTGCTGCTCTTGCTGTTGATACTGCTGTTTTTACCAATTTTACAACTTTTTCCAGTTTTATTAATAAAGATGATGTTTTTTCTATAACATCACACATACGTGCTACAGACTGTAGAAAATCTGAATGGGTACCGGCATTCATTGAAGTAATACAATAATTTAAATCCTTTGTGTTGTCATTCATGTTATTTTCAAAATTTTTGATATCTGTCTGCATACTATTTATGATATTTTTTACAGGTTGTGGGACATTTATACCATCCTCCTGGTATGCTATATCATATATACATTTACAAGAAATAAGAAAAGATTTCAGTATGTTAAATATAATGTTTTTTTTTGTTGGTTTATCATAAATTTTATAATAAACTAAATAAACTAAAAATTCAATATTAGAAAACACATCTAAAAGAGCTTCGGATGGGCTTTTTGTATGATAATAATATGTTTTTTGTAAAAATATATTACCTTGATACGAATTCGATGAATTAGATAAACTAGTTTCAATAGGTATATAACATTGTTGTATATATCTTCTTAAAAAGGGTAATGATTTTACTTCTTTCTTAAAACATTCTAAAATTGTCTCTCTAAATCCATCATATACTCTTTCATCTTGTAACATAATTTTTTTTATTTTTCCAGGAGCAGAAAGAACATTTTTACCTTTACTAGTCCATCTAGTAAGGTCAGGCCATTCATCACCTCTTTTTATCAATTCCAATAAATCATCAAATAATTTTTGTTTTTCTTTTTGAAAATAAATATAATCTGTATTATTAGAAATATTATGAAACTTTGTTATATCTATTCCTACAACTTTTTTTTTTTTAAATTTATTTTGTACAAATCCTACACCTTTTTGTAAACCTTTTTTTATATTTCCTAATAATTTTACTCCACCTGTTGTTATTTTTTTTTGTAATATTTTATCTGTTTTTACAGAGCAAACATTTGTTCCATAATATGTTTTATTATTAATTGCTTGTGTTATATTATTTGTATATTTAACTTCATCTATATTTGGATTAAGGACTTGATTATTATATGTATAATGGTCTTTTTCTCTTGGATACAAATATTCATTATCATTATAATATAATGGATTACTTTTTGAGTCAAGCTTTTGAACTATAGGTAATTTTTGAAATATTATCCCATTTTCCACATTTCTGTTATAAAAAGCAACTTGTCTCCATACACCAGTATTTGGTATTTTATATTTCTTTTTTTTTTCCTTGCTCTGCGAAATTCCTGTTATAGAATCTATGGTATCACATATTTTTTGTAAAATATAATTACAGGTTGTGTATTGTTTACCTTCTTTTATAAAAATATTTTTCTGTATAGTTCCTTGGTGAGAAACAGCAGCTATGGTAATATTTGGACTTTCTTTTGGGGATTTTTCTTGTTTCATAATTTCTTGTAATACATACCCAAATTTATTAAAATCAGGTTTTCTAGAAAGTTCCCCACCTTTTGTTGTTTTCATCCAAGAAAATAATGGATTTTCTTTTACCTTTTTTGATATAGATCTAGATTTCTTTTTTTTATTTTTATTAGAAGATTTTGATGATTTTGATGATTTTGATGATTTTGATGATTTTGATGACTTTACTTGTAATGTATTTTTAGTAGATACAGGAAAAAGTGTTTGTAAAAGAGCAGTCATTCCAGATTCTTGTTCTGGTTTTTTTTTGGTCTTTTTAGTCTTATCGAATGTATCTTTCATGTATATTACTATTATTATATAAAAAAATAGGAGATTTCTATCTCTTTATATAAGATAGTATTATATTATAAACTATATATATAAAAGTTTATTTTATTTTATTTTATTTTATTTTTTATGGAAACTCTAATTCACTTAATACATAATAATGATCTGATTGTATTTTTTGTGAAACTTGTATCTTTTTCTTGTTGAGGTCTGTATATTGTAAATCAAATACATCACTAGAAGAGTTCTCCAATGTTACTATCTTTTCATCATTCAATAATGTTAATCCATCAATGTTTTTCTTATTTTTTCCCGTAGCATATTGTAAATATTCATTAAAATCTCCTAATAATATAAATTTTGTGTTTTT